GGACGATGACGCCCGAACAGCTGGATGGGCTCGACTATGTGGAAGCCTGTGCGCTTGAAACCATGCGCCTGAAGCCGCCCGCGCCCTTCCTGCCGCTGCAGGCGCTGTGCGAGACCAACGTATTGAATGTGCGCCTGCCGGCGGACACCCTGCTGTGGTGCGTACTGCGGCACGACAGCGTGGCCGAAGCCTTCCTTCCCGGCGCGCAGCGTTTCACGCCGGAGCGTTGGCTGGGTGACGATGGCGCTGCCCGCCGGCTGTCTATGCCATTTGGCGCCGGGCCACGAATGTGCCCAGGGCGCTACCTGGCACTGATGGAAATCAAGGTGGCGATGGCAACGCTGCTGGCCAACTTTGAGGTAACGCAAGTCCGGCCATTGACGGGGAGCGCCCCCAAGGAAGTGATGGGCTTCACGATGATGCCCGCGCCGCTGGCCATCACCTTGCGCCAGCGCGGACCGGCGGCGGGCTGATCGCGGCTGGACAGCGATCTGTGCATGGAGCCTTATCCCTTGCGCGCTCGCGCCCACGATGCACCCTAAGGCAACCGGATTCCAGCATGACAGGCAGGTCTGCTGCCGGCAGGGGCCGTGCATGGCGGGCCGAAAAATGACTTTTATTATTTTTCAAACTTTAGGTCCGCCTGCCATATCGGCACAGATAACTTCTCTTGAACGATGGTTTCCGCTGACCGCCCCGGAGGGATCCGCCGCCCTCGCGATGTGGAACGCCAGCGCAACACAGGAAAAACCGACTCACCCATGAATTCATATGCCCATGCGTAAATTTCACCGCCTGTCGGCCTGCGTCCTGGCAGCCTATATATTGCTGCATCTTGGCAATCACCTCGTGGCCCTCGCCGGCGCCCACGCGCACATCGCCTTCATGGAGGCGATCCGGCCACTCTATCGACACGCCGTGGTCGAACCGGTGCTGCTGGCGTGCGTGCTGTTTCAATGCGGCAGCGGAATATGGATGGTCCTGCAGAGATGGAAAAAACGCTACGGCCTGGTAGCGTGGCTGCAGGCCGGCTCAGGAATCTACCTGGCCCTGTTCCTGCTTTTCCATGTCGGCGCAGTCCTGTTCGGGCGCGCCGTACTCAAGCTCGACACCAATTTTTACTATGCCGCAGCCGGTTTGGCGCGGATGCCCTATGAACTGTTCTTTGCGCCCTACTATTTCTTCTCAGTCTGCGCCCTGTTCACGCACCTGGGCTGTGCCCTGTACTGGCAAGTCGCAACGCGCTCCCCGACGGTGCGCAGACTCGCGATTGGCATCCCGGCGGGAATCGGCCTGCTGGCCGCCCTGCTGATTAACCTGACATTGGCGGGCAAGCTCCACCCGCTCGACATTCCCGCGCAGTACCTGAGCATTTACCGGTAAGCGGGGCGTGAGCGTAACGGGCTGGCGCATGCATGGAGGAGGCATCGCGCCTGCCTTGCCGTCGCAGTAGCTGCGCGGACAATAGCTGCGGCGGGGCTGGCGTGGCATGGCGGTCATCCGGTGCGACGGGTTGGTCTGCCATTTGGATACGGGATGAGGCTGAGTACCGTGGCGGCGGGCCTGGCTGGAGACCTGGTTGGAGCCACGGGAGCCTGCGGCGCAGGGGTTGCACTGCGGCAGCGCTTGGAGGATTCGGGGCGGGCTGAGCCGGTGGGGCCAGCCCTTCGAATCTCACGCGGAGGGCGGGCAGGTGCCCTGCCCGCTTCCGACAGGCAATAAAAAACCGCCTGAGGGCGGTTTCTTTATTTGCTGGTGGACGCGGTGTAATGCGAATAGCTGTGCTTCATGAGGCTTTCAGGCACCACACAACAATCATGCCTACTAAAAAACCTACGCACGAACATCCGTGTAAAAATACCTCGCGAAAATCATTACGCTGAGCTTGGACAGAGTTTTCTGATGGGCAATCCGATAATCATATGCAAATGACTACGCAAGCTGCAACTCCCAATATCCCACATCAATCCATTGTTCAAATTTGCGGCCGACCCGCTTGAACATGGCCACCTTCTCAAACCCCAGACGCTCATGCAAAGCCACACTGGCGTCGTTGGGCTGTGCGATGCCACCGATGACTACCAGCAGATTTCGCTGACGTAAATCATCGATTAGCGTGCTATATAGCTGCCAGCCAACTCCTTGGCCCAGGCACTCATGCGCCACGTATACTGTCGATTCGACCGAAAAACGATAGGCGCTGCGAGCACGCCAGGGCGCTGCGTAGGCATAGCCTACTATCTCTCCATCGCGTTCAAAGACATACCACGGCAACTGCGCGCCGACGGAGGCGATGCGCTGGGCCATATCATCGATGCCGACTATGTCCTCTTCAAACGTAATGGTGGAGCTGCTCACGTAATGGTTGTAGATAGTGGCGATTGCAGCGGCATCGGCGGTGGTGGCAAGTCGAATCATCTGGGGAATCCAAATAGAGGTGAGGTGACAGCAAGTGGCGCGGTCGCAAGCCTGTCATGGCGCCTTCCAATGACATTCCAACAATAAACTAACGAGGCCTGCACATCGCACGCATGGCCACCTTTGAAATGAGCCTGGCGCCGGGCAACCCGGCCGTGAAAACAGGCACCAAGCAGGGAAAAATCGGCCCATTCATAAAAAATCATGCAAAAGTATTTTTTAAAAATAGAAAAAGATCGCTGACCCTAAAAGATTCTGGCACTTCTATATCGAAATTTTCAAATAATTTAAATACCTTCCCTATTACATCGGATTTAAATTCCTCAAGACTCATATTCCTTGCCAAATCAGGATCCACTAGAACACTGATACATAGGTAAGTAATATTTTTTCCTGTTTTATAATCTTGATACACTCCCACTCCATGATTTTCCTCGAGGCTTTCAAGCAAGGCATCAGAATCAAAATAGCTTACATATATGGCAATGGTAAATTGATCAATCCCTCCGCCGAAATCGCCGCCAGAAAATTTCTCATTCATCCTCTCTTCAATTGAGGTAGTTGCCGCCCCAACAAGATCGCAAAATTCTGAATCACTTATACTATTGCAATCCAATTTCATAATCATTCCTCATTTACATTTACAATGCCTAGCCGGAAAATTTTCATGATGAAGATCATAACCCATTACCAATGCATGTTGTCGTGCTCGAACCGAATTCGCACTTCCGACTGCTTCTGTCTCCATTCGCCCCCTACAGATCTTAAGTAAGAGTGTAAGTAGCGATGATCGGCATCAAGCGATGAATAAATTTTTCAAGTATCACCCGACTTTAACTACACGGCACGTCCATTTGGGTCTCTCAAGTTTGTAATTGGCCTACATTAATTGCTTTCAATCTATAGAGTACACGAGGACCATCGGCACCGGCAGAAACGGCTTCCAATGCGTACTCGGGCGACGGCCCCCGCTACCACAGCGCCGAAAGCGACGCCTGCACGGGCGTGCGCGCCTTCTGGCACGACGAGCGCTACGCGCGCCGCAGCAGCGTGGCGGCCGGCGTGCCCTGGGGCGCCAGGGTCAGGTCCGCCGTCCGGACACGGGCTGAGCCGTTGGGTTCTGTGAAAGCGTGCTCAGCAGAGAGCCTAATAGAACCACGAACGCCCGCCCACGGCGCGCGGGGCTGCCGCGCAGCGGCAGCGCTTGGAGGATTCGGGGCAGGCCCAGCCCTTCGAATCTCACACGCAGGGCGCGAAGGCGCCCTGCTCGCTTCCGACAAGCAATAAAAAACCGCCCGAAGGCGGTTTCTTTATTTGCTGGTGGAAGCGGTGTAATGCGGCTTTCAGCCAAACTTCAATAAACGTACCTACCAAAATACCTACGCCCGAATGTCGGTGAACAAATAATTTGCAAAGGTTGATAGGTCTAGCGAAAAGCAAAGGCACTATCCCCCACCTTCCCCCCGTTATACGCGGAGACAAAACAAACCTGATTTCTCCCTGAGTCTTTTGCCTTATACAATGCCCTATCAGCCGCCTCAACCAATTCAACTGGCTGGTTTCCTAAATGAATCGGCGCGAAAGCCTCTACGCCAATACTCACAGTTACAACACCAACCGGATTTCCAGCATGCTCAATCCCTATCGATTGAATGGCACGACGAATACTTTCTGCAACGGCCAACGTGCCAACGAGGTCCGTACCTGGTAGTAGAACAACCATCTCTTCACCACCATATCGAGCTGCAAGATCCCCTGGTCGACGCATACTATAGAGCACCACTTTGCCGATTTCTCTTAAACACTCATCGCCAGCCACATGGCCATAAATATCATTGTACTGCTTAAAAAAATCAACATCGATCATGATTAATCCCAGCAAACTTTCCCCGCGCTGTGCACGATTAAATTCACCAATCAACGATTCATCAAAGTGACGCCGATTCGCTAGTCCTGTCAGCCCATCCTGCTTGGCAAGCCGGGACAAAGTCTCATTGATTATTTCCAGCTCCATGCTAGTCCGCACAAGCTTCTGCTCTGTTTTTGAGCGTAGATTTATTTGCCTTATCATGCGATACCCAAGAAGCGCGATGAGCGACAATAATCCCCCACCTACTAAAAACTGGTTCGCAGTATCACTCCGCCAACTAGCAAGAACCTCATCTTGTGATAGTGCGGCGGAAACCACCAACGGGTACTCTTCGATTCTTCGGTAGCTATTGATCCTTGTTACACCATCCAGTCCTGATTTTATTACTGCAGTCCCAATTGATCCGCGCGGCAAATAACTATTAAACAATGGCAACCTTGATATATCCTTCCCCAAAAGATCTTCATTAAATGGTCTTCGCAACAAAAGCTTTCCATCATTATTTGCAATAAAGATTGCACCACCATTCCCTATCGAAAATTTATCATAAAATTCTCTAAAATATTTCATATCAATTGTTGCAAGAGCGACGCCTCCAAAACTTCCATCTAGCAGATTAATCCGACGCGACACTGTAATAATCCATGCACCAGTCGATTTACTGCGTACAGGAGTACCTATATAAGGCCCTCGATCATTATTGTCACGATGATATTTAAAATACTCTCGATCTGAATTATTCAAACCATTCATCAGCACATTCTGAGAGTTCACCAGCCAGCCACCATCCTTTGCATAAATAAATATCCCATTTAGCTGGGGTAACTCCGCCACACGCGCAACCAGCAATTTATGTATGCGGGACAGTTCAAGATCTGATACGCCGTCCGTTTCTATGCGCTCCACCAGTCCGACCAACAAGGTATCAGCTTCCTTGATCGTGTCATACGCGTGCTGGGCAACGGACTGCGCCAAATTAGCGCTTGCCTCGGCAGCTTCGCCTAGTTGGACCTCGCGTGCGCGCCAGCTCGTCCATAGCTGAGTCGCCAGAAGTGACAAACAAACCAGTACGACAAATGTTATCGCCAGCGGCAACAAGGAAAAGCCTTGGAAACCAGAACCCATCAAACGCGCTGGCATACTGTTTGAACTAGTCATGGAGTATCTCCCAGTTTACGTGTATAAGAGTCTGCGCCAAATAGCCTTTCAAATACTCACACTTCGTAACAAAACGGATTGGGAAAAGTTAAAAACAACACCACCACATCAGAAAACCCGAGTAATGCAAAAACGCAAACTCCCTATGAACGAAGGACACAGTTTGCAAAAGCTACGCCAAAAGTTGCACCGCTCCGTATCCTTAGATCAAGAACAGCCATCATTGAGTGGCCTTTTGTTTTTGTTTCCGCCTGGAAAATGATCGGAAGCGCCCCGATAGGCTATGAACTCATGCAGGCAGGACCGGAAGGGGAGCATAGGGGCAATATTCCTGGGGGGGGGCCGGGTCTGGTGCTCCCCGGCTTTTCCCTGAAACACTCGAGAAAATCCCCTGAGAGAGAGCGCCGCTAGGTCCGAGACCCTAGAAAAAGTAACATGCGTCAGGGCCAATTGGCATCCAAGCGCCAGGACTCGCGTTCATCTTTTCACACGCGGCGGTAGCGGATCAGCTACGGCGACAAGGCGTTCTGCCGGACACTGCTGGAACAAGTCAGCTTCGGTTACAAGAGAACCATCCAGCCAGCCATGATACTGGTCCGGTTCGAGGATTTTCACCATCCGTTTTTCATCGTCGGGCTTATGGAAGCGCTGCATGAGCGGGGGGCCATCGGCATTTATCGTCAACATCGAGAAGGAAAGCAGCAGATCTTGGGGCCGGAATTCCCATATCCCGGCCATGGGGAGGTGCGAGGGTCAGGTCCGCCGTCCGGACACGGGCTGAGGCGTTGGGTGCCGTGAAAGCGTGCTCAGCAGAGAGCCAAATTAGAACCACGAACGCGCGCCCACGGCGCGCGGGGCTGCCGCACTGCGGCAGCGGTTGGAGGATTCGGGGCGGGCTGGGCCGGCAGGCCCAGCCCTTCGAATCTCACGCGCAGGGCGCGAAGGCGCCCTGCTCGCTTCCGACAGGCAATAAAAAACCGCCCGAAGGCGGTTTCTTTATTTCCTGGCGGAAGCGGTGTAATGCGAATATCTATGTTTTATGCGGATTTTAGAGGCTACTCAACAATCGTACCTACAAAACTACCTACACACAAACTAAGGCGGAGTCGCTAGCAAGACATAGTAGAAATGATATGAGTGCTGACTATCTGTGATGGTGATAATCATACTACCAGAAAGCCCAGACAGCTCTTCAGTCCCATAATCAGGTACGACCGTGATTGACTGAACAGGCAACCCAAGAGTCATTGTCGAGCTATGCTGAAATACAAAGCTAAAAACGAAAATTAATTTCTCATTTAGAAATTTTCTGGTCCCGCTTGAACTTTTCGGACATCTGTTTTACCGTGAGCATCTCTTGAGTTCGACTTTTTTGAAGAGCGATCATACTTCGCACATCCTCGGCACATGCCCGAACATCATATGGCACTGCAGAATTCATCTCACGCATAATCTGTTGCTCCATCTCTTTGGCAGAAGTGAAAATTGCCTTCATGCCGGGATTATGTTCGTAGCGGTATGCCATAAATTTTTTATTCTCGCTGATGTATGAATCAGCAAAATCTGCCGGACCGCATTGCAGCGCACGGGCCCTGCTACGCGCCTCAAATTGGATGTCAGCGCGTGCATCGCCATCACGCTTTAGCAACTGATACTTTTCCTTCTCTTGGATCGCCCTCAACCTTGCACCCTCCTCAACTTGGGCAGCAATAGTTTTTTTATCCGCCTCCACCTGCGCAGCATCTTTGGCTCGTACAGCTGCCATACCAAGTACCTTCTCAGGCAAGTCCGAGCCTGCCACGACCGCCGCCATCTCCGTCCATTTGACACTGCCAAGTGAGGCAGAAAACAATGTCGTACATACTGTGTATTTCACTTTTTTTAATTCGCTGGAGATAAAATCCGGGGGGCAAATTACCGTTTGATACTTGTCAGGCACGATGACATGGTCGCCACGCGCCGTAACGAAATCTGGCTTAATCTGCATTTTCTCTACATCTATTACGAATAACTCCTGACGCTCGTTGGTTCGCAGGAATTGTTTGGCACTTACTTCGCTGGTCCAGAGGCCATTCGAATTGGTCAATCGAGCGTAGTAATTCTGGCCGCTCATGCGCGGATCACCAGTCATCAGCTGAAATTTTCCTGCATCTACGTGATCTTGTTGGACTTCTTTTGTATGGGCCGCATACTTCTCTGTAGTGGTACATCCGCCAAGGAGTCCAGCTACAAGTATTCCGACTAGTAATCCTTCTCTTGATTGCGACAAACTCATGTTTTGATCCTTGGATGATTAAATATTGCCAACATTCTGACAGCAATGCATTAAAAAATGAAGAGCAGTAAACGAAAGAAGTTAAAAGACACCGGTGAATACAATGAAATTCAAGGATAACCAAAAATCATCGTCCGGGGCCGTTGGGCATGCTATGCCACCTCTTTTGCGACACACTCGGAAAGCCAGAAGGGCAGATGCTCCCCCCTCCCGGTGGTTTCACCGTTGCCGCTTCGGGGTTCAGTAGATGCTCAACCGACCATTTACATTACGGCAACCGTACTCGGGTGGAAATATGTCGGACGACTTAAGCCAAGCCTCATTACCGAATCCTTGCAACTGAACGCTAATGAAAATTTTTACCATAGGATGGCGGACTTCAATCACAGGACCGCAAAAGGTGTCCGAGCCAACTTGCAGGGTTTTACGCCAAGCCAGCACCTTTTTTGCTTCCGCCTGGCGTTGACGCTCAGTTTCCTGTGCAGCGTCTTGCGCTCGTTTCTTAGCTAGACGATTTTCTTCATTCATACGATTTCGGAGTAACTCTTTAAACTGGGACAATTTACTATCAAAATCAACCGAACCCCAATTATTATTTTCATAATTCTCCATTTGGTTAATGAATAATTCAATATCTTTCATATTGGCATCAGATGCCGCTAATTTTTTTATTCGTTCAATATATTTTTTACGCCAATCTTGTTCGCCTTGAACAATAAGCATTTCCGCTGTAGCTGGAGAAATCCGAGCGGTCATCCATGACGGCAATTTTCGTATACCGGTTATGTTAATATAATCGCGACCTGCCGTACTTAGCTTCTCTGAATTTGTATAGTTTGAAAAATTATTGAAGAAATTAATGATGACGTCGCGTTCTAGTTGGCAGCTGCCACACTTTGCGGGATCAATTTGTTCTATGCTGGCCAGAATACGACCGTATTGAGCTTGAGCGAATTCAGTTGACGCTGCTTTTATTGCATTACTAGACAATGCAGATGTCAGTAAGTTATTGTCAATTGGAGCATCAAACTGTAGTCCGTTGAGCACCCCCTTCCGGTTTGCAAAGTTTGAGTTACATGCAAAATAGCCATCGTAGCGCGAAGTACGGTGCCTATAGGATGTTCGATTGACACAAGCGCCGTTTCCAAGTATAGGCGGCACGCATTGAGTAAATGTAGTGCATTTATCCACGACCGCAGCTGAAAAGACCACTACATCTACGGTGTCATTGTCTGTCTTTCCCAAGCATCCTTGAAGCTTCTCAAATTTGTCATTTTTTAAATCAGCCTCTCCCTCTTGGACGACAGACCAACCGTCCGCAATCCTCATGATGAAGAAGTCCTTACAGTAGTCGGCGCCACTATAGAGGCGAGCAGAAGATGAACCCGCAGCGATGGGGTGAACGACAACCTCCGCTTGTGCTGGAGCGACAAAAATAGTGGCCAGAGTCGAAAATAGTAAAGCTTTCATCCAATTCCTTAGTGACTTAAATAGTGAATAACATTGCTACCAGGAATGCAATGTTACCCAATCGTACTTCTTATGCATTTGAAATGCAATTAATTCATTGGCGGCCTCATTGATAGCCCACTGGATGAGAGGGCGGCATCGTGGCCGTCAATCTAATGCGCGTATGACTCGTCCTTTAGAATCGTTCCTGATCGCACAAGCCAGATTGCCAAATTCTATTTTCTTTCTACAAACGTGATAAAAGCGCTTTAGCGTGCTCAACAAAGGTACGCGAAGATAGAGCTGGCGAACGAGCGAAGTGCCTTTAACGCGCAACGCTAATACCTACGCCAACTCCCCATCGAACTAAAAAAACCGCTCAAAGTGCGTCAAAATGCGTCAAAACGCGCGCCCCCTCTTCGCCCCGCCGCGCGAGTCCTCATGCGCCTTCGGCCGCGGCGCAAATTTGAGTCAAAAGACCCCTATATAGCGGGCAGGTGTGGAGGGGAGACAACTGCGCGCGCCGGGCCGAAATGGGCTTTTTTTTTGCTTCTGGTGCAACATCAATCGTCTGGACGTGAAAAAGCCGCCTCATGGGCGGCTTGTGCGGTTGCTGGGGCGCTCCGGCGCGGCGGGACTGTCGCGGCCCTACCCTGCCGGCTATCGCGGCGTGGCGCTCATTCTGGGCGACCGGCGCGCGCCTTCGCCGCTTGCTCCTTCTCGTAGTCGTCGCGGCAGTCCACATTGCAGAACAGCAGCGCGGGCGCCAGCGCCTCGTCGCAGTAGTGGCAGCAGCCGTGCGCCACCAGGGCGGGCCGGCACCGCACTGCGGCCAGGCCGCGCGCCACCTCGGCGAAGATGATCTTGTCCGTGTTGTCGATATGGTCGCTCATGCCGCGCCCTCCGGTTTGGCCAGCTCATACGGGGCGAACTTCACCACTTCCACGCCGGCCCACTCGTTGATCGCCATGAACTGCGCCTGCAGCGGCACCAGTTCATTGCGGGCGAACACGCGCGCGGCCGGTTCCACCGCGCCGAAGCCGCCGGCATTGTTCGGCAGGATGCCCATCAGCTGCGGCGGCACGCGGTGCGCGGCCAGCTGGTCGTCGCGCGTCACGCTCTTGATGTTGAAAAACTCGTCCTTGGCGGCCACGTCCGACACCGGCAGAATCTGGATGCCGTCCTTCTTGCCGTTCGGCGCGTACATGAACAGGTTGCGGAAGTTGCCCGGCCCCTTGCTGTCGCGCATGGCCTGGCGCAGGTTGTCCACGTCCTGCGTGTTGGCGGCCGCGTCCGTCATGTAGAACACGAAGCCGGCGTGCGAACCGTTCTTGTAGTACTTGCGGCGAAACAAGGTGGCCGCCTCGTTGAGCCAGGCCGATTGCAGGGCGCTCAAGCAAGCCGCTGCCGGCATTGCCGCCCTGGTGGACGTGCCGGCCACGCGCATCAACCGCGAAAGCCGCTTGCTGGCGCAGTACCGGCGCGCCGTCTACAGCACGGCGAAGGCCGACCTGATCGAGCGTTACCGCGATTACGACAGCACGGCCACTTCGGTAAGCGACAAGAAAAGCATGGAGTGGCTTGACGAGGCGCCCGGCGCGCAGCGGCGCAATGCGCAATGGGCCATCGCCGACATGGTCGGCCGCACGCACCTCACCGTGGAATTGATCTGATGCAGGTGCGCACGCAGCAGCACGACACGATAGACGCCCTGGTGTGGCGCTACCTGGGCGACGGCGCGGGCTATGTGGAGCAAGCGCTGGAGCTGAACCCCGGACTGGCGCAGCACGGCGCCGTGCTGCCGGCCGGCCTGGTCGTCACCCTGCCCGAGCCGGCGCCCAGCACGGGCCGGGTGGCAGCAGCCGATCTTGTGCAGCTATGGGATTAACGCAGCATTCCACCTTTTTACCATCATGAAAAATCTATCTACCCTCTCACCGGAGAATCAAGCAATGTCCGCAGAATCGTTTGGTGGTTTCGCCACCCTGGTCAAACTGTACGGCTTCAAGGCGGCGCTGGGCATGGTCGGCGCCGCCATGCTGTACATCGTGCTGCCCCCGCTGAATGCCGACGGCACCTTCAACAAGGGCGAATTCGTCGCCCGCCTGGCCTGCGCCGGAGTGTTTTCGTGCCTGCTGGGCGGCACCGTGTACCAGCTGCTGTGCGCCCAGCTCCCGGCCATCGGCGCCATGGTCAACGCTTCGGCCATCGATTTGATCGTGGGCGCGCCCGGCTGGTGGGTATCGCGCGCGGTGGCCTTATGGTTCCAGCGCCGCAGCGACAAGGACATCGCCGAGCTGGTCAAAGACGCGAAGGAACACTGATGGCCACCATTGAAAACCCGCTGATCGCGCGCACCATCGACGCCATCCTGCGCGCCGAAGGCGGCTACGTGAACGACCCGCAGGACAAGGGCGGCGAAACCAACTTCGGCATCACCGTGGCCGTAGCACGCGCCAAAGGCTACACGGGACCGATGCGCGAGCTGCCCGTGGCGCTGGCGCGCGCCATCTACACGGCGCGATATATCACAGAACCCAAGTTCGACCAGGTGCTGGCCATCCATGCCGGCATCGGCACCGAAGTGATAGACACGGGCGTGAACATGGGGCCGCACCGCGCGGCCGAGTTCCTGCAGCGCTGGCTGAACGGTTTCAATGACACGGGTGCCCGCTATCCCGCACTGTTTGTCGATGGCCGCCTGGGCGCGCAGTCGCTGGGCGCGCTGGCCTCCTTTTTGAAATGGCGCGGCCAGGACGGCGCCGCCGTGCTGCTGCGCGCCTTGAACGGTCTGCAGGCGGCGCGCTACCTGGAAATCACCGAGGCCAACAAGACCCAGCGCCGTTTCCTGTTCGGCTGGATCAAGGAACGGGTGGCCATGTGACAGCACCCACCTGGCGCCCGTTGACCGCCTGCTTGCTGCGCGGCGCCCTGGTCGGCTGGACGGCGCAGGGCTGGCGCAAGGACGCCAGCATCGCCGCACTGCAGCGGGCGGCCGCCACCAGCCAAACCACCACCGCCACCGCACTGGCTCAGGCCACGGCCCGCGTGCTCACCCTGGAGCGCGCCGCCGGCGCCGCCCTGGTGCAGCGCACCGACCACCTCACCCAGGAGCAAACCCTTGCGAAAACTGAACGTGACCGTTTCAATGCTGACGTGCGCAGCGGCGCTGTGCGCCTGTCAATCCCCGTCGCCGGCGGCCAGTGCGCCGCAAGTGCAGATTCCACCGCTGCCGCAAGCGATCAGCACCAAGCGCGCGCCGAACTTGACCCGGCGACTGCGGCAGCTCTTGACGCCATTGCCGGCGACGACGACGACGCCACCCGGCAACTGAACGCCTGCATTGACGCCTACAACCTAGTGCGAGACACCTACCATGTACAAACCGAATAGCCTGCGCCAGCACCTTGCCGCCGCCATCCCCGACCTGCAGCGCGATCCCGACCGCCTGCTGGTCTTCGCCGACGAGGGCAACGTGGTGGCGTCGGCCACCGCCTCCCTCTCCTTCGAATACCGCTTCAAGCTCAACCTGATCGTCACCGATTACGCGGGCGACGCCGACGCCATCATGGTGGCCCTGATCGCCTGGCTGAAAGTGCACCAGCTCGACCTGATGGCCAACGAAGAAACCCGCAAGCACGGCATCGCCTTCGAAGTCGATTTTAATAACCATGAAACGGTTGATATCTCGATCAAGCTGGACTTGACCGAGCGCGTGGCCGTCAAGGCGGGCGAAGCGGGCCGTTTGGACATCAAGCACCTGGCCGAGATACAGCACATGCCAGCCTATGCAGACGAGTTCTGGAAGCTGTATGACGGCGAGACCCTGCTGGCCGAATGGCGCACGCCCGAGGCGACGCCATGAGCGACGACCTGCACGCGCTGGAAGCCTGGGCCGGCGCCCTGCTGGCCAAGCTGCAGCCGGCCCAGCGCCGCGCCATCAATCACAAGGTGGCCATCGACCTGCGCCGCAGCCAGGCGCAGCGCATCAAGGCACAGCAGGGGCCGGACGGGGCGGCCTATCCACCGCGGAAACGGCGCAAGGAATTGAAGGGGAAGAAGGGGCGGATCAAGCGGCAGAAAGCGGCCATGTTCACCAAAATTCGTACCACCAAGCATTTGAAGCTAAAGGCGACTGGCGACCAGATCGAAGTCGGTTTCATTGGTCGGGTGGCTCGTATGGCGCGTGTCCACCAATTTGGCGAGGCAGATCGAGTGGCAAAACGCGGCCCAATGCACAAGTATGCCGAACGCCCCCTACTGGGATTAAATGAACTGGATCGGAAGCTGCTACGCGAATCTTTACTGGGCCACATGGAACAGATTTAAAACATGTTGATTCAATTCTCAACTGACACTAGTTGCCAAATGAGTTAGAGTTGAAACGCCCTCACTATTAACTCTCGTTAGGAGCATCAACCTCACGCCTCGACTGATATTACTTCAAATATCAAATTTAGCGAATATACATAGAAAGTCAAATAATGCCAGCAGAAAATATGCCTATTGAACATGCGCTTGTGCGCTCCACGGTGCAAATCCGAGCCGGCGTACGCGGCGCGGCGCCTACCTCGACTGGGACAGGCTTTTTCTACAAAGTCAGTCATCCAACAACGAATATGGCAAAATTGCTGATTGTCACCAACAAGCACGTGATCAAAGGCGCCGATATAGTTCACTTCGTTCTATCCTCTGCTCAATCTATAGCCACGTTAGATGAGCAGCATCAGCCTATCGGGCGTAAAGATCAATCATTTTCATTAACCCTGGCGGGGAATGTCTATCTCCATCCTGATCCTGAAATCGACCTCTGCGGAATCGATGTAACAATTCCAGTAGGCCAAGTATTACAAGTCGGGAGCCAAATACGTTGCATGTTCCTCGACTCTAGCTGGCTACCGCAGAAGGCCGATAAGGCGACCATTCGTGACATCGAACAAGTCCTTGTTGTCGGTTATCCCCGAGGGCTATGGGATGAACACAACAACATGCCGATCTCCAGAGCCGGGACTACCGCGACGCACCCTCTTGCGCACTACCAAGGCAAAAGAAATTTTCTGGTTGATGTAGCTGCATTTTCTGGCTCAAGCGGATCTCCAGTCTTCTCTTATGAAGCTCCAATGTTTCGCCAGCCGAACGGCTCGTATACACCTGGAACTAAGGTACATTTTATCGGCATTGTATGGGGTGTCATGGAATCATCTACAGCTGGTGAACTCCAGGTTAAAGAGATTCCATCTGCGCTTACTCAAATACCTGTCCTCAGTACATCTCTGAATTTAGCAATTGCTTTGCACTCAGACGCGATTCGGGATTTAGACGAGCTTATTTTCCCTGGAATCACAAAACACACGATACGATGAGGACCAGATAGCACCGTGGTTTCCATCATGCAAAAATATCAGTAAATTGTTTAAGGTCGTGGTCACTTACCCTCTTATCAACCCGCCCCCGCGTGCATCCGCACGCGGACTTCGGCAACATGCACTGCATGAACGCCGACCTGTCCGACCTCCTCCGCTTGCTGCAAAACCTGATCCGCCTGGGCACCATTGCCGAGGTCAAAGGGGCCAAGGCACGCGTGCGCCTCGGGCCGACACTCACCACCGAATGGCTGAAATGGGCCACACGGCGCGCCGGCAGCACACGCACCTGGTCGGCGCCCACAGTGGGCGAACAAGTGATCGTCTTTTCGCCAGGCGGCGACCTGACACGCGGCATCATCGTGCCGGCGCTGTACTCGCAGGCGTTTGACGCGCCCGAGTCCAGCGACAGCATCCACACCACGCATTACCCCGACGGCGCCGTGGTGCAGTACGACCACGCGGCCCATGCGCTGACGGCCACCCTCCCCGGCGGCACCGCCACCATCACCGCCGACAAGGTCACGTCCAACGCACCGAGCACCATTTGCACAGGCGACCTGACCGTCATGAAAAACCTGATCGTCATGCAGTCCGCCACCGTGAACGGCGCCACCGCCCTGAATGGCGGCGTGAACGCCAAGGCCGGCGCCGCTGGCGGCGTGGCCATGGCCGTGCAAGGTTCTATCAAGGCAACCGACGACGTGCTGGCCGGCGCCATCAGCCTGGCCAAGCATCCGCACGGCGGCGTCAAGGCCGGCGGCGACCAATCGGGCGGGCCGCTGTGATGCTGGGCATGCACGCCGCCACTGGCCGCCCCTTGTCCGGGCTAGCCCATATCCGCCAGTCCGTCAGCGATATCCTGAGCACGCCCATCGGCTCGCGCCTGATGCGCCGCCGCTATGGTTCCGAAGTGCCTGAACTGATCGACCAGCCATTGAACAGCGCCACTGTCTTGCGCATCTACGCCGCCACCGCCTACGCCATCCGCTTGTGGGAACCACGTATCAACCTGACCGGCCTGCAGTTTGAAGCAGGCGAGGCAGGCGCGGCATCCCTGATCCTCGATGGCGTGGCCGATGGCCAAGCGGTCCAGCTCGCGGTCGGCATCGGCCAGGAAGGCAAGCCATGAGTACAGCCATCGACCTGTCCATGCTACCGGCGCCGACCATCATCGAGG